AATTGGATTTTTTAAAGAAAACTTATTTAAATTAAAATCAGCTATTAAGTATATTAAAAAACACAAATAAACATTTATCTAAAATTCAAGTATGAAGAAACGTATGTTTTTCGATATTGAGACATCTTTTAATATCGGTATCTTTTGGCGCAGTGGTTACAATCTAACTATACAACCCGATGACATTATAAAAGAGCGCGCTATTATCTGCGTTAGTTGGAAGTGGGAAGGCAAAGACCAAGTGCATAATTTAACATGGGACTCTAACCAATGCGACAAGAAACTACTTAAAGCCTTTATCAAAGAACTAAACAAAGCAGACGAAGTAATCGCACACAACGGAGATAGATTTGACATCAAATGGCTTCGTACACGTTGCTTGTTTCATGGCTTGGAAATGTTTCCTCAGTACCAATCTATTGACACTCTTAAACACGCAAAAAGTCAGTTTAATTTTAATAGTAATAAGTTGGATTACATTGCTAAGTTTCTTGGTGTTGGCGCAAAGCTGAAGCACGAAGGAATGGATATGTGGAAATCAATCATATTTGATAAGGATGCGGACGCTCTTAAAAGAATGGTGGAGTATTGTGATATGGATGTTATCGTACTAGAAAAAGTATTTGAAAAGCTACAACCCTACACAAAGCCAAAAGTAAATTATTCTGTTTTGCGTGGTGGTGAAAAGTTTGGTTGTCCAAATTGCCAAAGCTACGATATAAGATTACGTAAAACATACACAACTCCTGCGGGAACTATTCAGCACTACATGAGTTGTAGAAGTTGCAATAAATCAAGCTACAAGATTAATAACAAAACATTTATTGACTATTTACAATGGAAAATGAAAAACAATTTGTAAATTTGCGCTGATTCATAGTTCATAATTTTGTTTTGTTTAGGTTAAACCCTCACTTCGGTGGGGGTTTTTTAGTTTATCTACGTAGTTTTACGTATATTCTTCTACGTATTTTTACGTAATTTACCCTTATTTTGCACTTTTATTAACAACATTGTTTGTAAGTTAAATAATTGTAGTATGTTTGTAAGGTCAATAAGGCACAACAAAAAAAACAAAATTATGAAAGCAACAACTTATACTTACAAAACATCAAAAGGAACAAATGTAGAAACATTCACATCTACAGGATATGTAACATTAACGCAAGATGGCTTATTTAAATATGAGCATCACTTTGGAAGTCATATGATTTCATTACAAGAACAAATGTTAGTTAAAGAATTAGTTAGTAGAGGTATTGAATATACTAAAGAATCAATTTAATAACAACGTTGGGCGAGAACGTAAAGCGCATTTAAACAAAACAAAATAATTATGAAACAATTTATTCCATCAACACGCCAACATTGGCACGTTTTAATCGCTTTAACAACACTTTGCACTATTTGTGGTGTGATTGTATGGTTATCATTTATTTAATGTCTTAAATCAAAACAAAATGAAAAGTAGAGTAATAGAATTACAAGAAAAGGCTAACCAACTTTTGCAGATGGCTCAAGACATGGATAAGCGAATTGAATTAATCAAAGGATGGATTGAACAATCAAATGACATTCAATGGTACGTTGAAAGAAGAGAGAACGAGTTAGATTGTTGTCAGCGTGGAAGCAAACGTTTATGGAGCGCTTATCTTCAAGTATTAACTCAAATAAAACTAGAGTTATGATTATTATAGAACTAGAAGAAGACTTTGCTAAGGTCTTAATTAACGGAAAAGAATTCGACATTTCAATTCACCAACCTTCACAGGAGATTATTTTAGACATCAGCTTTCTGCGTGAGTTCAAGAATTTTGATTTAATGAATGCGTGTGAAGATTGCGAGCAAGGCTGGGTAGACGATGGTGAAGGAGACGAAAGCCATTTTGTAAGATGTGAGTGCCAACCTAAAATAAAATAATATGAATATGAAATCAATAACACAATGGCTAAACAAAGATGTAAAGCCACAAGAAGTAGAGAATGTTTACATTCCTAAACAACAACTAAGAATACAGTCAACAGTAGACTACGGACAAGGAATGACATTCAACGAGAAAGCAGAACATATTTTTAAACAAATAAAAGACTTGAAAAAATGAAAGATTCAATAGTAGAAAGTGTTATAAACCAATTTAAGCAACGCTCAGAAGTAGGACTAACTAAATACGGAACAACACTAGAGCGTAAAGATTTAAGCACCTTAGAATGGATAGAACACGCAAAACAAGAAGCAATGGATTTTATCCTTTATTTAGAACGATTAAAACAAGAATTGAAATGACACCACAAGAAAAAGCAAAAGAGTTATTTGATAAGTTTATTCAATATGCTTACGATGGAGCATCTTCATCAGAAGAAAATGCGCAAGAATGCGCTTTGATAGCAGTTGAAGAAATACTTTTAATAGACTATAAAGATATGTCAGAAGATTGTTTTAATGAGCATATCGATTTTTGGCAAGAGGTTAAAAAAGAAATACAAGCACTATGACACCAGCACACAAACTAATTATTTCAACGGCACTACTTCCCGTACTTGCAGACTTCTTGGAAGATGTTCCAATGAACAGACTCGCTAAGATGAGACGCGAGAACGTAGTAAATTCAATAAGAGCATTTGATAGAATGTATACGAATACCGAAAAAACGGAAGACTATAACGAAGCAATGGAGCAACAGAACAACATTCAACTAGCATTTAGAAATTGGTTAGCTGAATCACTTAAACAAATAGAGTTATGACAATCGAAGAATTAATTGAAGAATACGATTTAAAATCAAATTGCAGAAAGAGAGAACTAGTATACGCACGAAATGTGCTTTACAAGTATCTACGAAATCAAGGAATGAGCCTTATTAGAATAGGCAAGATGTTTAATCGCGACCATGCAACCGTATTGTTTGCTTTGAATCAATATGACAAACTAAGCAAATACGAAGACTTTAAAATCATAAAGCTAGATGTAACTGAGAAATTAGGACTTACAAAAAAGCTGAACAAAAAAGTAGAAGTAAGCTATTTAGAGCAAAAAGTAATCGATTGCAAGACATATTTAGACTTACGCAATCTCCAGGAAGAACTTAAAAAAGTTATTATTGAACGTGAAGAAGTAGAAATATTTACAACGTTTGACGTTTAATTAACAAAATTGTTTATATTTGTAAAACAAAATAAAAATAAGAACTATGAAAAAAGAAACATTCGAGGATTTAATTCCTAAGCCACAAACACTTTGGTTTAAATTATGGAAAGCCAAACAAGAAATTGGCAAAGTATCTAAAGCAAAAGACAATCCATTTTTTAAGTCAAAATATGCTGATTTAAACGCACTTTTAGAAGCGACTGAACCAATCCTATTAAAATACGATTTGATAGTCTTACAACCGATAATAAACGGGTGTGTGTGTACTAGGATAATTGACATTGAAAGTGGCGAGTACGTAGAAAGTAGTTTGTTGCTTCCTGTAGTTAATGACCCTCAAAAACAAATTGCGGGCGTTACTTACTTTCGTAGAGCGACACTACAAAGTTTATTAAGCCTTCAAGCAATTGATGATGATGGAAATGAAATCGCAAAGACCGTTAAAAACACGAAGCCAACCATTACTACAGAACGATTTGAAAAGGCACTTAAAGCAGTTGAAAATGGAGATGCTACAAAAGAAGATGTTTTAAAATTTGATTTAACTCCAGAACAAAAAATTGAATTAAAACACGTTAGATTAAAAGATGTAGTATATGAAAAATAAGGTAATTCTTTTTGATGCTGATTCACTTATTTATCAGGCTATTTACAAAGTAGTAACGTTTGGAGAAATTCGAACGATGTTACAAAACGGTGATAGTAAGTTTGCAATAGAACTTGAAATCCTACAACGTGGATATGACAGATTCGAAAAGATAGCGTTTGACATCTTTAATGAGATTGAAACACAGTATAACATTACCGAGATTAAATACTTCTTTACAACGTGCCGTAATAACTTTAGAAAGCAAATAGATACTGAGTATAAAGCTAACAGAAAAGGAAAGTCTAACAAGTGGGTGAATAAGTTAAGACATTATTTGATTGACTATTTAGAAGGCAGTTATGCAAGTGATGAATACGAAGCTGACGATCTAATTTATTTTAACTCTCAGTTATTAGAAGTTGACGATTATATCATTTGCTCAATTGACAAAGATTTACGACAAATTGAAGGCTTGCATTACGATTATTATCAGCTTAAAAAACAAGACGAAGAAGGCAACGAGTATAAAGTACGAAAAGGTTTCCAATATGTTACTAAAGAATCAGCAGAAAATCTTATCTTTGAAATGATGTTAACGGGCGACGTAAGCGATAATATTAAAGGCATCTATGGAATAGGTAAAAAGAAAGCAGAAAAGCTATTACAAGGTAAAAGCACTTACGGGAAATTAAGAGTATTATGCAACGAGTATAAAAAAGAATCTTCGGAATGGAAGCAACGAATCAAAACAAATGCTTCATTATTAATCTTTAAATAAACAAAAAAATGAGTACAATTATCTCAGGTTCTATCGACCTAACAAAAATTGACAAAAGCAAGTTGAAAGACGGCAAGTATCTTAATGTTCAAATCTCAGTAAACGATGCTACTGATAACTACGGAAACAACGTAGCAATTACTGTTAATCAAACAAAAGAAGAGCGTGAAGCAAAGGAGAAAAAGACGTATCTAGGAAACGCAAAAGTAGTCTGGACTGATGGTGTTATTAAGACCGCTGAAAAAGTAGAAGCGCAAACAGGAAGCAAAGCAGTAGAAAACGACCTCCCATTCTAAATTAACGAGGGGGTTGTGTTGGGTTACCTAGCAGTAAAAGTAAAACTTTTGCCCCCTTTTAAAACCACTACTATGGAATGCTATAAACTAATACTAGAAAAAAACGGAACTCTACTTAACTACGTATTCTCAGCAAAAGACGAAGCACAAAAGACTGAGAAGCTGAAAGCATGGAAAGCTGAAAACATAAGCCCTTACGATAAGGTTAAACTGCTATTCTTGGGAACGACCGAAGAACAGGAAGCATTAATTTATAAAAACATTTTGCAGATTAAAAAAGAT